GCTCTTTGATTCAGAGCTTTCTTGTTTTGCTTTTGCCATGTGTGTTGTTTAAAATTGTACCTACAAATATAACGATTTTCTATAGGAAAACCTAATGTTTTTTACAAAAAAATAGCCCCAGTGTAGAAACACCAGGGCGTATTATTAACTAAACCATATTCACTTTTGTTTGAGCTTTCGCTCTCCTTTCTTATTTTTGGGGTCATAAGGACAATGTCTACAATTGTTGCCACAACAACTCCCACGTTCTTTGTGATAGAGTTCTGTGAACACCACCTTACCGTTTTCTAGGTAATAGTGTACGCCTTGTATAAAGTCCTTACGAGATTTCACAAGCACCCCCTGCACATGCTGCCACTTGACCAAACTCCACTGTATCATCTAGTTCTGTCACCTTGGTGAGGTCTAGTGTATGTAGAGCAGATAGTCTTGTGTTATATTCTTCTTCTGTGATGTCTTCAAAAGGAGCTTGTTTATACGTACCACCAAAGAATGGTAATACAGATAGACCATTATACACATCTCTATTGTTCCACATCCAATTACCTACAGCTTGCCATTCATTTAAGAAACCATCATCAGTTTGTGTGTATCTACTACCTTGACCATCACTCATGTTAACTGATATGTATTTTCTATCATTATCAATAGAGATTGTAGCACTTACATTATGTGTGTTAGCTCCATTGTTATGACCTGCTTTAACCCATTCTGTAGAGAACTTCTTAACACGATTTAATGTTTGAATAGCTGTCTCTGTACGCAGAATAGATCCTTCAGGGGCTTTAACAGGAATGCGTACACACACTGTATCGTGTGGTCTAAGTACATCATCCTCAACCAGTTCTGGGTGGTTCACCATCAAATAAGCTGCTACATCTTCGTTCTTACCAAAGCGCATAGTGCGTAGGTAATGTGAAGCATGCCATGCATGAATACCTGATGCTGTTCCAAGAACAAGACTAGTTGTACCAGAAGGCTTAATACATGTTACGCGCGCTGCCTCATTGATATTAATCTTCTCGCTAATAACAGCGTTAGTCAGTTTAGCTACATGTGCTGATGCTTCTAAGCTGTATTTCAGGATTTCCCCTGACCCAATACCTGTCATTCCTATCCCAAGGAGGGCATCTTTCTGAGTGGTTTTCTGCCATATAGGCCTTAGGTAGTGGAAATCTGTAAATCCAGCCTGTAGAGTTCCAAAGAACGAAGCTGCTGTAACACGGTCATTCAGGTCTTCCTGATTAACCACATCACTTACATTCACCTCACATAGGTTACAGAACTGATAGGGTCTGAGAGCAATCTCACAACATGGGTTAGTGCCCCAGTCTAGGTCATTGGTCCAATAAATACCAGGTTCTCCAGATCCAGAAGCTTCTATACGCTTCCACAATCCGTCAAACTCTTCTTTACCAACCTCACCTCTGAGAAGCACAGCTGAGTTGTTAGCTCTACCACGCTGTTCGTTAGTCTCCCACCAACTACCATACTTACATGTAATCATTTCCTCATCATCATGGCTAAATAGGCTAATCATGGCAGATCTACGGATACCACCAGCTAGCACTGAGTTAGCAATATGACACATGATATCATGACACTGAAGAGGTGTTAGTTGACTACCAGGTTCTAATGGGCTCAGAATAGCATCAATATGCGCTAAGCATATCTTCAATGGCTCAGGACCAGGAGCTTTACCACCAGCTGTTACTAGTCGAGCACCTTTCTTACGAACAGCTCTAAAGTCAAACTTAGGAGTAAAACCACCCTCTAGATAGGATTTCATGAGCACCTTTACAGCGTCTGCCCATCCCATAATAGAATCCTCAATCAGATAGTTACGTACCTTTCCAGGCTTTGTAATAACTGGGAGCTGTGCAACATGCTGTTTCTGAACACTATAGCCTACACCCGTACCACCTAACAGCAAGAACATAGTCTCACTGAAGCTGTGAATGCTATCAATTGGTAGATAGCAACAGTTGTAAATCCTTGAATTGTTCACTTCAGCTGCTGGCCCAGCAAATTGAAGAGCTCTCATAGAAGGCAACACCTTCTTCTTTCTGATAAACTGTGATGTCTCCACAATTTGGTCTTCTAGTTTTGGATACTTCTTAACCATCATTTGTACATACCTGTCAACAATCTCGTCCCAGGTTTCTCTTCTTTTTAACTCTGGAACATACTTCGCATACTTACTAAATACCGTCAATTTACTCAACGCATCCAATCCTAAATCCATAAAATTTTGTCTTTTTAAAGGGTGAAAAATAAAGGGTCGCAAATTTACTTCAAGGCCCCCTAAATTCCAAGAGAAACGGAAAATTCTAACTAACTAATTTCCTTATTAATGCACCTAGTTCTTGGTTGTTTGGATTGTCCTTAACCAATCTGGTTATTTCCCTATTCATATACATGATTTTCTCAATGTACAGGGTGGCATCCATCAACTCTTGCTGAAGATGATTCATGTAATTGTCTACATTGTTGTTCTCCAGAGTGGTTCCGTATTTAGCAATACCCACCTCGCTTCTACTGGTGTACTTGTCAACTACTTGTTTTACTATCTTGTCTTTCATCATCTTTAACTTTTTTAATATCAAAGGTTGCATTTACATACACTTGTATCTGATCTGATGTGTAATGCCTAATGTGTCCTCCTTTGCACAGTGCTACGCACCACACATCGTTCTCAAACATTCCACTGTTTGTGACATACAAGGCATATCCATCCTTGTTTCCTTCTACCACCACTGGGATGGGTTTAGAAAACTCAAGCATCATTTTCTACAAGTGTTACGTTTAACTTATCATCCAATATTTGAAAGGCACGTTGAACAGCAGCTGATTCAGCTTCTCTTCTAGAGGAATAGGAGTCAAGAGACTTAACAGTGTTTACATCCCATGAAAATACACCATTTGAGTGTACTACATTGATAATCACACCGTTATCATCAAACACATCAAGTAGCACTCTAGGATTAACATCAATAAGCTTAACCAGCTTATCGTTAGGAATTCCTTGCTCACGCATAAATTCCTTGAAATCCTTAGGAAGCTCCTGATTCTTGAATGATTCAGCCATCTTGTCCATAAACCAATCCCTCACCACTTCTGTGGCAATTGGATACAAATCTAATAGTTCGTTTGTTGTCATGCTGTTACAGATTTAAGTTCTTCATGTTTTAATTTCCACCAATCACGCTCGAAGTTATGCTCTGTTGGTTCATCTCTACCGTTAGCTATAGCTTCCTGATATAGAACATCATGCATAAAGCTTACCATTTCAGCAAAGTCTGTCACCTTGTCCATATCAAAACGATCTATCATCTTGTTTATTAACTCATGATTGTACATACTCTTTTAGTTTTTCAATGTTTAAAATCTCGTTCTTCTCTTCAAACGCATGCCAGACTTCCTGGTCATCCTCAAACTCTACGCCTAGCTTCTCCTCCCAGAACTTGATAAGATCTTCTGTCCTATTAAAGATGCGATACTGCAGGCTTATTTCATCCTTGTGCAGTCCATTCTTCTTAATCTTTATCACCTTTGGAAAGAGTGCTTGAAAGCTGTTAGAGGTCTTGGAATATTTACCTCTTTTAACAAGATCGAAATCCTTGGCAAATTTACTGTCTAATTGATAAACCACTACAACATATCCTTTGTCATAATCATAGTCATCAATCAAACTCTTGGTTCTCTCATACTCACTGTCTAGAAACTCTCTGAATTTATCTAGGTCTTTAGGCTGGAAGAGCAGATAGATGCAGTTTTCATACTGCACCTCTCTACTTCCATCCTTGATATAACCGTTGATAAATCCATTATCTTTTAACGGATCTTTGGGAATCTTCAGTGTTGGCACCATAAAGATGCTGGTTATTGTCTTTTTTATTTCCATCCCATAATGTTTACTAACCCGTTACTCAAACTGTTTTCTCTGCTAATGTTCCATACATTGTTATCAAGAGCCCATTGAAGGTCTGCAATGATTGTACGCACACCCTTATATTCTCTATTCTTATGGGTGAATCCACTGTATGCTGAGTCTAAGTCATCATACTCCAGTGTATATATCAACGGATTGTAATAGTTGGTAGAGTCACAAACAATAAACTTTGGAGGCAATATCTGGTATCCAGTCAGTTCCTCATTAGTTTCCCTAAAGTGTGTAGATGCCCAAAAGTAGAGATAGGCCTGAATGTACGCTCTACGATATAGATAGTATTCCTCAAGGAAGTTCTCTACGCTCCACGTACATTTAAGGTCATACACTTGGATGGTTTTAGCTTCATGGTCCACTACTAACTTGTCCATCATGCTCTTAAACTTCATGTCATCTATTTCATAACCTTCCACTTGGAGCTGATTGTACACAGAATAACGTGCACTACTCACCAGATTCACTACATCCTTTGTAACAGGATTGTTACGTAGCTCTTCTACGATCTTCTCAGCATTGGTTACATCTTCTGCTGTCACCACGGTGAGACCTCTAGATTTTACTGTACGCATCTCATTGTAGAAGATTTCTGCGTCAGATCCTACGAATTTACCAATCACAGCTTCGTATTTAATCTTGAATCCAGACTCTACATATGCATCCTTTGATATGTCTTCAAAGTTTCTGGTAACATTACCATGATCATCTGTAGCTTCCTTGGTAAACTTGTACAAAGCGTTTACAAAAGCTAACATAAGCGCTGATGGAGCTTCTACACAAGATGACATATAGAATCTTTCATCAAAAAGTTCTGGCTCCAATAACAATGTTTCTACCACTCTACCTGTTGTGGCTGCTTGGGTGTCCTTATCCTCTACATCCTCACCCAAAATATACTTACGATAGTATTTCTTTCTATCCATGCTGAAGTCCTTCAAGCTGGATGAACTGTCAAGCATGTTAGCTCTATAGACAGCTTCTGTTTTTGCTGTTCCTGTTATCATTTCTGTGTCTGTTTAAATGCTTCAATAATTGAATTGTACATAGCCCTCACTTCTTTGGGCACCCTTGCGAAGAACCATCTCACCTCTGGGGCATATTCATTACCTCTGGGATCTACACCCTGAGGATCAATAAGCCAGAAGTAATGACGCTCTCCCTTGGATTCTATGTATCCTTCATGCCACACTTCTACAAAAGAGTGCTCTTTGTTAATCACTATCTGATTAACCTCTTCATTTTGCTTTTCCATTCTTTTCATTTTGTGTTTTAACATTATGACATGACTCACATAATACCTGCAGATGTTCCTTCTCACAGAACAAGCGCTCCACGAATCCTGGGAGGTCTTGTGCACAATTAAGGCTTCCTGCTGGGCAAATATGATCCACGTTAATTTTCTTTTCCTGAAACCATTTATTACAGCTGTTGCACAAATATTCATATTTCTGCCTCTTATTAGGACCTTTATAGGGCCTACGGGCTTCCATTTTGCATTCTGTTATAGGTTTCCAAAACCTGCTTTTCTGCCTGAGACCACTACGAATAAAGGACCAAAAGGCGCTTTCTGTCATAGTGCCAGCATTTCTAGGCCTAGCAACCTTTGGTTTGCTAGACCCACGTTTCTTCTTGATTGTCATATAGTTATAATAAGAGAGTGTCACAAATCTATGAAAAAATGTGACACTCTCCAAATATATTAATCAAGAGGGACGATGCGCTTGCTTATCTCGTTTTTCATCTCATCCAAAGAAGCTACAATGTTCTCTATTTCTCTTGTAGAGATGTGAGGCATGTTGAATTCATGCTTCTTGCTCTCTGCTACGAAACCATCTTTTGCTTTCTCTGTTAGATCTTCAAGCTCACGAATAGCATAGCTGTCATCCAGCTGTAATGTATCAAAGTCCAAATCATGGAGGATAGATGTGGCTTCCTCACGAGGAACAGTCATGATTGGGAGATATTCCCAGCATCTGCCTTTTGATTCGCCAATACCCACCACCTTCATTGGATTAATGAGGACTAACACAGACTGGTCACCACATCCTACATAATGAATCTCATCAGAGGTAAAATGCAAACCTTCTGCACCACAATCGTCTGTATTCCAACGACATGCTTTAGGGTCCATGTTTACAGCTCTACCTACACGAATGTCAAAAGTTTGTGTATGTGCATCTGTGAAACGATTTTCTGCTCTGTTAGGAAGATCAAGATAGAGCTCTGTTAGATTACCAAGGTGTTCACCTAGGTCAGACCTCTTCACTGTAACTTCCTCATCTTCAGATGTAACATAGTCTTCAATGTCCTCATCATACCATTCCTCACCTTCTACTAGTTCTGTAGTGTAGGTGTCATCAATGTGTAAGAAAGAATATACGCCATCTTTTAGATACACCTCATACTTATCAGGAGCTTTCTTCCACACAGCTTTCACTTTATTGTAAGCATTACTTACAAATTGCACGAATTCTGTACCTCCGTGGAGCGTAACTACGTTCCTGAGTGCAGCAAAGAATCCTTGCTTGGTGATTTTAAAGCTATTCTTCTTGAGGAAGTTGTATAGCTTATCTGCCACTTCTGCTCTTGGATTCAAGCAACACCACATAAAGAAGCGCTTGAGGGATTGAAACTCGTCATCATTAGCCAGAGCATAGTTGTTAAAACCATTTCTGTTTGCTATCACGAGGAACTCCTCAACCAACAGCTGTGGCAATGAACGGTTGATACCTACAATATACACAGAATCTCCTTCCATACGGAAGTCTTCAAGCTGTGCAAGTCTTTCAACTCCTTGTCTAATAGCTCTAGCTCTAGCCACCTCTGCTTCATTTTTCTTTCTTTCAGCCACTACCTCCTGACAAGCAACAAGATTGAGGAGTTGTTCCTCTGTAGTTGCTTTACGAGCGTATTGAAAGTCATCGTTAGTAGCACCAGGTTTGCTAATGATAGAACCATCATTCAGAACAATAGTGAGCATGTCATTCACAAGCTTTATGCTTTTGTAGGGCTTTAGGTCAAGTGTACTACTTGATGTGAATGTAGGCTGAGAAGGTGATTCCCAAAATGGGGGCATGGTAAAGTTTGTAACCACGGGAGCTGGGGGATTCTCCATCCTTTCTAGCTGTCTTTGTAATTCTTTCATCTTAATCTCATGCTTAAGATCTTCGATCTCTTGTTCTTTTCTGGACTTAAACCAGTTCAGGCTAAAAATACTCATTTGTGCTTTGTTTTAATTTGTTATAAATGGGGGACAATAAATGTCCCCCTTTTTGTTTAATCTTGTTGTATTAACTCTTCAACAGTTTCCGCTGTTAGCGTTTCCTCCAAAGGGAGGTCTTCATTGAAACGTATTCTGTAGTTCTTCCAATCTATCCTATGCTTGTGATATTTTAGTAAATCTACAAGAGCTTGAATCATAACTCTCCTTGCTGCACAATCATAAGAAGGCATCTTGTCCAATAAAGTGTTTATAAATTGGAACTTCTCACAGATGTTTATTACAGCTTTACAGTCAGAATAGATTGTCTGATCAAATGCACCAATTTCTTTAGCTTGATCAATGATGGCGTTTCTCACATCATCATCCATGTTCTTAAAATACTTCCGTCTGTATTCACCCATTGCATCAATCTTATTCTGAAGATCCGTAGAGATAGATTGCAGAGCTGATGAATTGTTGAATATGCTTCTTTGTTCATCATAGAACTTGTCAATCAGAGATGCTGTTGCTATACGCTCAAATGGTTTATTCTTTCCTTCCATAAATTTACTAAATGGCATTAAGTTATGTAATTCTACTTTTTCTACAAGCTTGAGTTCACGTTCGCTGAGGATAGCTAGCTCCACACGCATTCCACGTGTTGCCTTGAACCACTTGTCCATCTTCTCCATGTCTTCCTGCTTACCGTACACAAGGATGAAGTTGTTCTGATGGAACTTAGCCATATCATAGGTTTTACTCACCCACTTACAGTCTTTTCCATCTACCCAGCGCTCTAGTTCTGTAGCTTGCTTACATATCATTTCACCTTTTAGCTTAATCCTACGAGGACCTGTAGCAATACCTGTACCCTTGATTTGACCAGTGCTAATACGCTGCTTCTTCCTGCTATCAATAAACTCCTGAGGAACCTCCATTGTGTCAATGTTTACAAAGTTATTTGCATAACTCTTGACAATAGTTTTGAACTCCTCGATTCTCTGTTTCCACTCGCTCTTAGGATGTTTACTAAGCTGTAAGATGGTGTAATAATTATCATAATCACTACGACCAAGCTTTGGACGGAAAGGAAAATCCTTAACCTTCCTAACAATTAAAGCATCTGTGTATGCATCAGGCTGTAAGCTCTTGATATAGTCTTTCTTCAAACCAGGAATCCTATCTCCATAATATACATACACGGTGTGTTTCAGGTTCTTGATGGATGTAGTCTGATAGTAGCGCTTGGTATCTCTCATGGTCTTGCTGTTCACATAGAACTTACCCTCATATTCTCCAAGGATGTAGTCCTGTAACTTAACCAAGTGTTGCATGTCAAGGAGATTGATTCCTTTGAGTTTAGGCGCAGCTATTGCTATTGTAGAAAACTTAGATAAAGGATGTACATCCCAGTTGGATTTACCCACCTTCAGATAACGATTGTCTGTATTGAAATAGTCAATCACTCTCTTCAAGTCTGTAGTTTCCTTCACTGTCTCATTGTATTTCTCAATGAAATAATTAGCTGCTTCTTTCAACTTGTTCAATATTGCTGTCTTAGCTTCCTGTGTATATCTGATGGATTCCCTGTTAGGAGTGGGGAATATACCATCTGTCAAACTAAACCTAAGAGCTACAGGAAGACGAAGTGTATCGATTCCTAGCTTCTCAAAGTCAAGAGGATAATAAACATTATCCAAACATAAGTGCATGTAGTTGTTGCTAGCTAGTTCAGAGAACTGAAAATAGTCATGACGTGTGATTACAAAATCATTACTGATACCATCTACATCAAAATACACGCTCTCAAAATAAGCCAGCTGCTCTTTAATCTTGTTCTCAAAGCTATACCTATCATAATACTTGATAGGAACAATCACCTTGACACCATTAGGCTGATTTGTGGGTGTTTCATATAGGAGGTCAATAGTGTTGACATCCTCACCCTCGTACATCATATATTTGCGTTCTATTCCATCCTTACGACACATGAAATAGAAGCTTGATGAATACGCTAGCGGGGCTTTGAATCCTAGCCCCATCATGCCTAGTTCTGTAGCGCTGTTACGCTTTGTGCTCTTACCATACTTACTGATGATATTCTTTACGTCATCAGCATCCAAACCAATACCAAAGTCCTCCACAGAGAACTCATAGTTGCTTTCTTTATTCCTGCCCAGGGCAACAATAATAGGTTTATCAATCCCAGCTCTGCGATGTGAGTCTAATGCATTTGATGCACACTCACGGATAGTAGAACCAATAGCGTCTGAATACAAATTCTTACTCAACATCTGCATCAACACCTGTGCTGATTCTAAGTCAAGGGACATACCTATAGACTCTTGCGACTCACCCTCTTGGTGAATCATGGCTTCTTTCTGTTTCTCTAAGATCATTTTACTGGGAATTTAATGCTGATTAATGCTTCTTTTGATTTTCTGTAGTTTTCTATATCTTCTTGTTCTGTAAATATGCTTTCTGGATCTGTTATCTTAACAACACGAGATCCATTTACACCTATACCATTTCCATAGATGTAATCCTTATAGAACAGTTTGGAAGTGAATCCAAACTTCTCAAATCTTTGTCCATACCATGACTGAGTGTCTCTGGGTTGTTGATTCTGCCATTCTTCAAAGGCTGCAAGTTTATATCCTGGGATGGCAAATTGATAGTATTGGACAGTTCCTCTACCTTGTCCACAATACCATCCAAAAGATGTGTAGCCATTACCAGCTACCATGATAAAGTCTCCTATTTGAAGGTCTCCTCCATATCTTAATTTCATTAGTCTTCTCTTTTAATTAACCAAATGTTTCTGTAATTGAGATCTATAAACTTCTCAACAGTGTAATTGTCTGACGCATTGTATTCTTTTCTAGTATATGTGTTTGTTCTACCATTCCACGTATGAGTGTAAGTTGTCTCTTTAATAGCCACTTTACATTTCACTGATTTGTAAAAGGTTTTACCTGGTGAATGTGTAGGTTGCACCTTTTTGACTTCTACGGGTCTAATCACCTTAGCTCTGGCAATAGTTCCCTGTACAGAGTAGAGGAACTCATCCCCTATCTGTAACTGTGTTACATCAATTTCCATAAATGTTGGTTTAAAACGGTGGCTCTTCGTATAGCCACGTGATTTGATAATTGTTGTTCTCTTTAAGAATCTGGCTCACTTTACCAAACACACCCTCTGTATCCCAATCTGTATTCTTGTAGCTTGCGGAAGCTGGATGTGATAGGGTGAAGGACCATGTGAATGGTGGAACATAACGTTCATACTTAGCAGCATCTTTGCCTAGGAATATAAAGGGAACACCAGCTGTATCAAGTACATGCTCAAATAGATACTTGGTGAACGGTTCCCAAAGGGCAATGTGTGAGCCTGCTTTGTTGATTTCTGTGGTGAGTGCAGCGTTAAGCATTAGCACTCCCTGCTTAGCTAAATAGCTAACATCAGGCGTTTTCACGTATTTAAGATTAAGACCATTGTGTAGTTCTCTCTCTAACGCACCATAAAACTGCTCTAATGAAGGTTGCAGGGCATTTGTGATAGAGCATCCCATAAGTAGACCATCTGCTACAGCCACACCATTTTTCATAGTGTGGTAGGGACACATACCTATCATAACCACTTTTAAATCATCTAGTGATGTTTCTTTAAATGCTCTAAAGACATTAGAAGAAAGAGGGGCAATCTTCTTACCCCTCTTTGTTTCCTTTTTGAGAAACTCATAGATAGCATCACATTCATTACTCTCAATAAACGGTTTCATCTTAATGTGCCAGCTCTCGTGGAACTGGTCAGCGAATTTCTCCCATTTCATATTAAAATAGTTCTAGTTGTTCGAGTTGCATAATTGTAGGCACAGCATCAATCTCTGTAGGAGCTACCATAATCCCTGCTGCATTCACAAAGAATGTATGCGCGTTAATATGATTTCTCATCCAAAGGGAGGGATGTACTTCCTTCATAGCATAAGTGGTGTGCTGATAAAGCTCCCACAAGCTATTTGGTGCACCATAATTAAATGATGGATTTTCTATCTGGCCTCTGATGATGTTAAGTTGTGTACTCTCAATGATGTTCTCCTCGATAATCATTCTACCAATGAGTTCAGCTGTTGTACGCTTTGTGAGTTCAATATGCTTCATGTTCTCACGGTCTGATTGCATTTTCTGGAATGCATCACCAGCCTGCTTGATATATTCTGTAATAGCGTTAGGAGTGAATGTTTGAATCTCTCCTACATGCTTCTTTCTAAATGCACCATAATCACCTGATACACAACCATTTTCACAAATGAATATGCGTGTACCAATAGCAAACTTCAAGCTCATGCTCTTGTCATAGCTATTCTGCCAGCCAATCTGTAGCTGCATCTCGCTATCTGCTACATTAGTGATGGTATATCTACCATTAGCTACATTACCTTCTCTAGCAGCGCTGTATGTTTCTTTATCCAACTCAAACCCTGCTTGATGTATGCTTTCTAGGGTGAGATCGATAAGTTGCTGATGGGTAATAGGCTTGTATGTCTTTGTTTCCTGTGGAATTTCTGCTGTCAACAAAATGTCTTTTGCTGTAACGTAGGACTTTTTAGTTTCCATTTGTTGTTAGTTTAATTGTCTTGTTAAAATAATGTTTTAAAATACCTTCAAGATTCTCGATGGATATACATTCCACCTCATCTTCTTCTGTAGTTTGTAACCATTCTGTATTCTCTTGAATAGCTTTTATAAGATCTTCAAAATTGTTTGGACGTTGTGTCATAACAGTTGCTTCTGTTTTAAATAGTCTTCAATTGCTTGTATGCCATGCTCTTTTGCTAAATCAGCCCAATCCTTAATACCTTCTGACAAATACTTACGTGGGACGTTAGCATACTCAAAATCAAACAGCTTAGTTATCATTTGACTGTTCTTAACACCCACCTCATCTGCATCAAAAGAAAGGATTTGCCTATCAGAGTTGGCTTTTAGATATTCTACATTCCCATCAGAGAAACATGCTACACCCTCATTCTGGACAGCACAGCAGCATGGGAAAACCTTCTTCATCACCATATAATCCTTCTTGCTCTTGTTTATGAAAGCTACAGAACAATTAGCGATGTCATCCCTACCATCCATAGCGGTGATAGGAACATTATTGGGCACCCATTTGCTTTTCTTGTCTCCAAAAGGACGATATATCTTCCAGTGGCCATCATATAGATATCCAAACCTGAGGTCAGTCTCTTTAAGAGGAAACAGCTTCCTGTTGAGATAGAGCTTTTTGATGGAATAAACATTGTTAGCTCTGAGGTCGTCTAAGCTTTGATAGTATTGGTTCCAATAGGCTAGTTCCTCTTGTGTGAACTTACGTGTCACCACCTGAATCAAAGAATAGCGCTTACCTAGGTCTTCTGGTTGCTTGTATTCCTTCTGAATAGATTTATATCTTTCTGTGGAAGTTCCTGGGAGGAATCCCAGTCCAAAATCCTTGTCTATCATCCTCAAGACATCATCAATAGTGCTCAGGTTGAACAACGTCTTTACAAACGTAAAGCAGTCTCCACGTTTAGAGGTGTCCCCAAAGTCTATGAATGATAGAAAGCCCCTCTTATTGCCTATTACAAAGGATGGGTTGCTCTCTTGTCTGAATGGTGAAAGCGTAGCTTGGTTAATCTTCCAAGACTTATCTGGCATGTAGAATCTAAATATGTCATACTCTGATATCTTCTGAAGAATAGCTTGAGGTGTGAGCCTCACCTTGATATCTCCTTGAATCATTTGTAGTCAATATACTGTTTTACTTCTTGAATATCTGAATTGGTGAGAATGTTTATCTTGTTCTTAGCCTCAAAGCGCTTGTCATTTAGAAAATAGACAGCTCTAGCTAGCTCAATAAACCTATCACCAAATGATTTATCTTTCTCCAGCTTCCTAAGTTCATCTTCCACATCCCATAATTGAGTGTTTACGCCTATCAAATCCTCATATAGGTTACTTATACTATCTATCATGATGAATGGACCCACTAAGGAAGTGAGGGATTCTATCTCATGTTGAACCTTTGAAAGTTTATCAGGGCTCACTTTGTGTCTTTTTATTTGTAGGATGGTGTATTTGTCTATCAACTCACCTACACTTACTGGGATTGTTATCATAGAATAAAAAATTAAGCCCCCATTAGATTTCTCTAACGAGGGCTATGGTTGGAGGAGGGAAATTTAAAAATCATCACCGTCATCAGAGAGCACTGCATCAGATGCCACAAGGTTATCATCTGCGTTATACTCCTTTAGATCACGGAGAACATAGAAATCACGACAGCCATACTCGCCTGTCACGTTAATTACAAAGCGCTCGTGTGGTTTTAGGTCTTTTAACTTCTTACCACGAAGTGCACTCTGTACTGTACCATCATTATAGTTGATGAGGCGGAAGTTCTTCAGAGCATAAGCTGGCAAGAATGCCTTGTTATACACACCCTGATACTCTTTGCTTTCACCATCTTTCTCTTTCATAATAATAGTGGCAAGAGCACCGATGTTTGTGCAATAAGCACCATCCACCTGACCCTTCAACTCACTAACATTACCTTTCATCAACTTCTTCCAATCAGCCTGTAGAACAGAGTCTTCTTTCATGTAGTCAAGCTTACCTAACCAGGTACGCAAGAATTCATAAAGTTCTTCTTCTCCTACATATGCTACACGATAGTCACGTTTAGCAAACCAATCAGCCAAGTTGTTCGGATCATCAGCCCAAGCACATCTACCAATGTTATTGATATATTGCTTCTTGCTACCGTCCTTATTCTCACGCTCTTTATCCTCTAGGAAGAACGTAGTTTTAAACTTATCACCACTCTTTACATCTTTAAGCCAAACGTCAACACGTAAATACGTATTACCATCTCTGCTTTTGCCAAGATATTCTGTGGCCTTACTTTCTGCAGGAAGCTCTATGTCTAATGCTTCCTTGTACTCTTCTGCTGTGGGATTAATGGCTACTACTTCAGCCTCAAATAATCCTACTTTTTTTGCAAACTCTTGTACCTGTTTCTGTTCTCTTTGATCGCCTTGAATCATTGCTTTGAATTTTGATTGTTAATTAATATGTGCTTTATTTATAATACTCGTCTATTGTATCTGACACAACCTTGAGGTTGTTTGCTATCTTAATCTCGCTAAACATACCATCTGGGCTCTTGGCAGGATACTTTCTAAATTTGTTGGTTACGAAATAATAGTTTGATGCACCATCTTTAGTTTCCTCTACATGTGTATACAAACAAATAGTGAGCAAACCTTCTAGTCCAATCTGACTATCAATCATCTTACCAGCGGTCTTAATCTTATATCCTATAATCTCCCCACCATCTTCTACTGTTTCAGGATGGGTGAAATAGAACACTTTTAAATCATCACGCAATTTGCGTGCAGTTCTGAATAGATCCACCATATCTCTAGCCATGAGTGTGAACTTTGTAAATCCTGTCTCTGTGGCTTTCTCCATAAGGTTGAATCCCATGATGTAATTGCTGTCCTCAATCACTATGTTCTTAATGTGAGGAGCTTTTTCTGAGATGGTCTTTAGCCAACGTGTAATTTCGTTCGCATCATCAATCTCTTTGTAATTCTTGTTGTCTGCATTGTACAGTTTGTCTGCACCTTTGAACGGTAGTTCTTTTTTTGCTACGTTAATAATGTACGTTTCTTTTGGGTCCAAATGCTTGATAGAGGTAGACTTACCTGTACCTGTAGGACCCACAATTCCAATGAGTTTACTTGACATTGTGCTTTAATTTAGTTTGTGATTTAATGTCTGTAAAGATAAGAAATCTATGTTAATTAAGCAAATTTTATCTTGCTTTTATCAAAGAATTCTAGAGCTTTTTTTAGCCAACTTGCTTCTACATCTTCTGTAGAACACACGATGTATATTTGGGCTTTCTTGTCTGGATTGTTATATTCCATAGCCATACATCTGTTAATCTTCTGTGCTAGGTTTTCACCATTGCTATCAAAATAGTTGATAATCACACGGTTGAGTGGTTTGTATGTAACACCTGTATTACCTATCTTCACCACAGCCAAATGATTACCCTCTCCTGATGCAAAGTTGTCAAATATATCCTTCTCTGTCTTTTTACTGTGATAGGAAGGAATGCCTAGCTGGTCAGCTATCTTGGTAACACCACAGAATACTAGTACGCGTTCCTCTTTATGTCTCTTAAGTAGCTCTCTAGTCTTGTCTAGCTTTGCAATGCTATTCTGAATAATGCGCATCCTTGCAAGTCTCAAGAACATAGTGGATTTACCTTCTCTCTCCAAACTGTTAATCACCCAACCATAAGCTTCAAACTGAGCTTTCTCTGTTCTCTTCTTACCTTTGTAATCATTCACACGCTTGTTATCTAGAGGAACCTTTACCACAGTGATTTCATAGTCTACAATAACACCCTCCTTAATAGCCTGTTCAATTGTGTATGTAGCTACAACACACAAGTCTAGATGCTCACAGAGTGTTTTCTCTGTCCAGTTAGACAAGGTGCCTGTTAGCCCTAACACAACATCATTGTATTTGAGGAGGTCTTTGGTTGCAAACAACTGATTATCAGATAGTAGGTGTATCTCATCGATAACTATCAAATCAAACGTATTGTTCTCTTGTTTGTGTAAAGACAGATGTGTGGTGTATGTGACATTGCTGTCATCATATCCACGTGTTTCAAAGTCTGTTTGCCATGATTCCTTGATTTTATTGTCTGGATAGGCAATAAGTATGCTTTTAGGCTTCAGCTTTTCTAAAATGTTGATGGTGGTGTATATCTTACCAAACCTGGGACACAGGTTGAGAACACCAAACTTACCAGCATTTATCCAAGCATCAGCAAATTCCTGCTGTCGTTTATCTCTTAATGTCATAGTAGTTTTATAATGTGTCCATTTCTATCCAATAGCTCAACCACTTCATGCTTTGCGTCCAATTCCTCTATTATACCATCTAGTATATCACGAGGGTTGCGCCACATAGGTAGAAATGTAAGAAGCTCATGAGCAGACATGAGCCTGCCATGTTTAGCAGGATCATGCCTCTCCTTATACCTCTCATATATTAGTATAGTAGGATTGCTCTTCCTTATCGTTAGATACTCGTTTCTTGTCATTGAAAAAGATTGACATACTCCAGAACAGCCACTCTAGATTGACAACAGTGTATCTGTTCTCAACCTCAGGGCTCCTGAGGATTGTTATGGTTGGTAATAGAATAATCTGCCAAAATGTTTCTTCCTTACAGGGAACTGTAGAGAAGGTTTTAATACTCATCATAGTTATTTGTTTATACTTTTATTTACTAAATCTGTCACTTTTTGTATGACTCCCATAATAAAAAGTCCTATATAGGCTATTATCCCAATGGTGAAGAAAGCTATTTTCATCTTCCATTCATGTACTTTAGGATTAACCTTCCTACCACTCTTCTTACTATTTCCCATACAATGATTGTTATTATTATCGTTTTCATATCTATTTTCCTAAGAAGAACGTCTTGTTTATTACAGACTCATAATCTGAATCAGTCATGTCTTTACGCTTCTTCAGTTCTTTGAACATACCAATCTGGCCCATAAAGCCTAAACCAATACGCACATCATCTTCTCCATAGCTATTCTTAATTAGCCTAAGGTTTCTAAAATACTTGGCTCCAAATTCATCCTTTAGCTTATCAAGAGCATAACCACTGGGGTCAGCCACCTTGTAACGCATAGGATCAAATAGAGCTAATACAACATCAGCATCATTCTGTGTCTGTGAACTCTCAGCAAAGTCTTCTAGCTGAGGCTCAACATCACCGTTCTTTATCCTGATAGGATTGCTAATGTCACGGTTGAACTGACTCACAACAACAGGCGTATACCCATAAAAGTCACGAGCATATCTTAGCTCATCTGACATTTTATCAATAGCCTGCTTCTTGGTAGTCTGGTCCTTTGTGGTCTTCAATAGACCAATGTGGTCAATGATAACAATAGTTATCTCATTCTCATTGTTAGGGAAATAACGCTTGTTAAATTCATCCACTTGTTCAATGCGCCCATTTTGCAAAGCGTGCGCCTTTAATTCTTTGGCTACACCCACAGCATTCTCTGGACCATCGATAATAGTGATGACATCATTCATCTGATTCATGTAATCCTCATACATCAAGAACAGATCGTGCTCATCCTTGGTCATCTTCTCATTCCAACCAAGCAACTTGCTAACAGGAACAATCATAGCATGATCTATAAAGATCTTCCTAGAGACCCATTTAGCTAGTTTGTATGTACGAGAGCGCTCCATTGAACGATATATGATGCGTAGCTTGATATTTGGGGCTTTCTGCATGATATACCAGTCAAATGGATTCAAAACAAATGCATCATCTATGAAGGATGTCTTACCAGAACCTGTTAAGCCACCCACAAGAAAGTACATGCTCTTACGGATGCCAATGTACCTATTAAGTCTATCAAAACCCATAGGTATTCCATTATTCCTCCCTGTCAAGCCAAGCTCAACCTCGTGTTTTAATAGCTCAAAACTCATATTGCTTCTATTTCTTGTTTTACTTCATACCAATAGTTAACCAATGGATTGATGTCACTGTTTAGTATGTTTATAATCTTATTTACCGCTACTAATGCACATTCCTTTGCATACTTCATGTTGTTACCCACTATACCTAAGAAAGATAAGACCATTGCTGCTGCTTCTTGTTTAGCTGTCATATATCTGTGCCTCCAACGGGTTTATCAGTTTCTTCAACCTTACCACCCTCTTTAATTAGTTCAATAAATGGCTCAAAGCTTCGTTGATTCAAATAGGTGAAACTATTCTGCATGAAGCTGAGTCTGTTTGTGCCAGTTTTGACAGAGTTTTCTTTCTTCTGAAGGACGTCAAAATTCAGCGCTTCTATTAGTTGAGCTGCTGTATATTCTCCCTCTAGAAGAATCTTATCAAATCTGAGTCTGCACTCATCTTTGTTCTGTCTAAGACCTCTATTTCCTGTAAACTTCTTACCCTTGTGGGCGAATGTATCAGTGCCTGGATATGCTTTCCACCACTCTTCAAACTCTGTGGTGGCAGGCTTACGCTTAACAATCTTTGTTTCTTCTTTGCTTTCTATAAACTTGAGGAGCTCTTTTCCTTCCGTCGTTATCTTCTCATCACTAGTGGATATGAGTCCTTTTCTAATTAAAGTTTGATAGAGCGCAGCAATCTTCATGCTTCCTTCGCAGAGAGGCTGAACATCCATCTGCAGCTCTATCAACTTTAGAAGATAAATAACGTCCAAGGAATAGCTCTTCTTAATGAGCTCTTCAAAATGGTAGGGCGTTATCTTTAAGTTCATTAGGGTGGGGTTGTTTTGTCTGATAAATCACTGTAATCCGTGCAGGAAGTCTATTCTCTTCTTCTATAATTTCCTGCATAATATCCTCTTGCGTTCTAATCAAGTCAGCCTGCAAATATACGGATTCTTTCAGGTATTCCCGCTCAAAATCTTCAGAAAAATTAGCAACTTGCCCATCCATAAAATTCCCATTCGCCTTCTTGTTCATTTGATGATTTTTTGTATGTGATTTTTGCCACTAACTTGTTACCTTTCTCAAGGCACTTTTCCATCACAATGTTTGTGGTGCGTTGGTGTTTTTCAGTGTAGTCTCTAGCTTTCTTAACAGCCTCACCTTTTGTAGTGCATGAGGCAATTATTTCACCTTCATAACTGTACGCTACATATTTAAGGATCCATTTCTTGGTGCCAGGTGTTACAACGTGATCCACCTGTGTCTTAATCTTGTTAGTATTAAGCTTTGGTTCTCTAATACATATGCATTCAGCACCTTGATGTTTAGTGAGCTCTTCTAAGCGCTTCTCTATGAAGTTATACTTAGGAAGTCCACTTGACATATACTTTTTAGTAGCATCTGTAAATCCTGGTGTAGCGTTAATAGCACCACTATATCCTTGTTGGTGCCCATACTCATCATTAGCGTCTTCTACCGCTCTTCTATATGCTTCTTCTGCAGATCTTCCTCTGCTTCTTACTGTGAACGATTGTGCTCCCATAAACTTTAAATTTTTGTGTCTGGATAATGTTCATCATCATCATGCCAACATGTAGTTGTTGGATCATTGATATCCTCTTCTTTCTCTTTAACGAGAGGTGCTCTATGCATCTCATAGCATAGCCAGGCGCTAGATATTAGCGCAATAGGGATGATAATAAATAACATGGATTAGTCTTTTATGCGAAGGCCATATCCCAGGTCAAACCACTGGAATGTTTGCTCAGCCTTGCCTTTGTTGAATTTAAATATCTTCCTCAGGAGAGGAATAGCGTAAGACTTGAACATTTCGTGCTGATGGGAGGTCATTGTGAAATTGTGAAACCACATTTCATCCTTTTTAGCATCATCTATGGTTTTACCCACCATGTTTAGTTGATACTCAATGAGATGATCATTTATATTGGTTCTATTGATGATCACCTTAGGTTGTGGAAAGAATTTATTGAGCTTTATCTGCCCTAAAAATTCTTGTTTATCCCACACTTCCACATGTGGACGCTCTTCAATGAAAGACAGCTTAACAATGTCCCCTTTGATATAACTAATAAAGCAAGGAGTACCAATGTAGTCCTTGAACTTGTCTCCTTTCTTGATGTTCATACTAGAATAAACTTAGTTGGTTAGGATTTACCACCACCTTGCGTTTCCTGCCTTCAGAACTAATCTTATAGATTATTTTCTCAGCACGCTCGATGTAATAATCATAATTGATGTTATCCAGAGGATGGTCTTTACTCAGGTTATTGCACACTGTGGCCAGCCACTCACCAGCTTCCACTTGGGAAACAGCTGCAGCACCACTCTGTGAATCTTCATTCTTAACCTTTAAAAGCTTTTCTCCTGTATTTGAGATGTAATAACGAATCAGCTTATTGTATATAGTCTTCTCACCTGTGGACCTATCTATGCCTTCATAATGGAAATCCTTGCTAGCCTTTTGTCTCAGGCAGAAGTCAAAGATATTACTATGAGCCCTAATAGTAGTGTCAACAGGTATATTATGAAGAAAATATTGTTCAAGAGCCAAAGGTATAACTCTTCCTGACTTGTTCTTATGAAGCTCAAAATCCGTGAGAAAATCGCCTTTCTTCTTAACTTCTCCATCTGTTTTTATCGCAAGATAATCATTTACTGTGGAAAATACAATCTTTTGATAGTCAGTGCGTTCTAGCTCATATTTAGTGAGCTCTGCCCACCATGTGTTCAATTCATGCATCTTGGGTATGAGGTGTTTCTTTATTCTGATAGTAACACCATCTGTGTTAGCAGATATAACGTGTATACCAGCTGTTTCATACGCCTCAATGAGCATCATGAGACTCAATTCACCTGTAATAGTGGTGAACATAGTGAGCTGTCTATCATAGATCCAGTTTTGCATGTCACTTGACTTACCATAAACAGAGTTTACAGCAAGCTTCAGCGCACCTACAATACCCTTAATCTTCTTATCCTTCTTAGCTAAAGGCTTGAGTTCCAATCTCTTTTCAAACATGGCTTGATAACCTCGTAAGAATGCTGGTCCCAAGTGTTGTGGATAGCGTCCATTATTGATGATGATGGCTGGATAATAGGAACTAACGTCCCAATCAATGATCTCATGCTCATCATCAGCCTCAAATATCTTTGGGCTATTCTCTGTGTGCAACCCACCCTTCATAAAGGAATAGACATTGTTGTAGAAGTGTAGCTCCTCTTTAAAGTCATCCTGCAAGCCTAGACTCAACCTCTTTATCTTCTTGAGGAAGTCTTGTAGCTCTTTGGTTTGAAACTCTACATATGGTGCTATACAGTTCTTTACAGCAATAGTCTTTCTGAAATACCCTTTCTTGGGAAGTTCTTTGTATTCTATTCCCTTCTCTTGACAGTAGTATTTCTTAATCATCTCATCCCCTATCTTACTGTCTGAATAGTTCAGACATGGTATACCAAACTCAGCTTCAATATCCTGTCTCAGCTCAATCTGGTTGTTTCCCTTGTACAATGGATGATTAGTGTCACCAATAGTGACTAGATAAAACTGATACGTGGCCCAAACATCATTCAGACAATATTCTGTTGTCTTATTGATATCATCATCTGTGAACCCTATCTTATCATGAGGAATAGGCATCTCTTCAATATTCTCAAGATCCATTTCAAACTCCAACCTCTTTAAACTAACACGTCTATTCTTGTTGTCAAAGTGGTGGATTCTAAACAAATCAATCTGTTTGAGAGATAGGTCATATTCTCTGTATTCAGGGAACACATCATGATTAGCATCATCAATAACATCTGTGGCCTTCTGATGGATTCTAGCTGTAATTTCTAGACTAGAAAGCTCATGCCAGTCATGGTGACTACGTATCACCCATTCTATCACCTGAGAGTCAAAGCGCAAGTTGTTGTAGCCCACCCAATGATGGTCTCTGTGTTTCTCTGTGAAGTTAATGAATGCATCTAGCATGTTCTGGTCTTTATTCACCTTGAACGCTCTATATGGTTCACCAGGAATAAGACACACCACCAAGAAATATTCTTTAAGCGTTTCTATGTCATAGATAATTACCTTCTCCATCAATTATTTCTTTTTAGCAGCTTTCTTCTTTGCAGCCTTTTTCTCTTTCATCTCGTTTTCAGTGATAACCACCTGAATAGCTATTGCCATCATTTGTCTAAATGTGTTATTCTCATCATCATTGTCCATGAGACAAGCAAGAGCTGCTATTAATGTTTGAGGGTCACCTTTTGTTTTCACTGTACACTCTTCATCAGCATTACATATAATGGTGAGACGTGCTACTTCTTTTGGATCTTTTTTTTCTGGCATTTGATTAATTTTAAAAGCCCACCCCTAATATGAGGTGGGCTCAAATTTACTTTATTTTACGCAAGCGAACAACTTTTTTATAGTCATCCGAAGGACAATAATACATCTTGTTATTCTCCAAGATCAACCTATTAGTTTTCTTACGTGTGAATATAGCTTCTATGAGCTTATTAACATTTGGATTGTCACAATCATCAGAATAAACTAATGGTCTTATTGGGCTCCATGAGGAGCGGTAAACGAGGGTTGCTGCCATAATTGTATGCTTTTATGTGTGATTAGAAATATATGCGAATATGGTCATCGTACATTTCCACTTTCCTACCCACAATTGCAGGAGTAGCGTTGACAACCTTTGCTGTTTCAACAACTGTAGGAACAGTTTCAACATCTGTTGCTTCAATAATAGCAATATCAGGGCTAACAGTAGCAACGGTATTCTTTTCTACTGTTGGTTTGACTTTTCTTTTAATCATATATGTATGCGCTGATACATAATACAACCTGTTTAACATTTGCTTTTCAGTTAGATTGTACTTTGGAGCCAAACGTTTTGCAAGTTCTTTGATCTTGGTCCCATTGCGCATCTCCCTTTTAATTTCTGTAATTTCTGCTGTCTTAAAAATGCTTCTTCTTGACATGTGCTTTGCTTTTATTTGTGATTTAATTGGTTACCAGATTTCAAATCCTCCACATTTACGGAGGAATGTTACGAAGTTTGTTACATGATATAGAGGAGCGCTGTGTGCTGAAAATGCTAATGTACCATCATCAGCCACCACCCCACTATAAAGAACTGTGCCTATTGGATAGTCTTGGTCTAGCTTTTCTGTTCTATTAGGACCAATAAAGCCACCAGTGGCTGTACTCCATGCACCTAAGCATAGATAGAATCTATCATCCTCATCATGCATGTTAGCATTGTTAAGGATCATAAATGCCTCAATAGCATCAGCTAGCATGTCACAATCCTCCTGTGTCTTCAAGCCACTACCACTATTCTCACCCCAACTTCTTGTGTCAAAAGGAAGCTCTGTAGCATGTATAGCCATATCAGCTATTGCATGTATTGGTCTCCAGCCCCACCAATTACTCCTGAAATACACACCAGGATTTACACTATGGAATAGGTCCATAGAGTTAAAATACTGGCTTTTTTCATAATCTGTGGCTGTGCTCCAATTTGGTTCTTTTGGGCGATCCCCAACTATTTGAGGATTTATCCCAGCAATGTCTACTCCCATAATTGATTTTTTAACTTTAAATAATCTTCCATCATTTGATTTGCTCTCATTATCCCACTCCTATCAATAGATAGTCTACCAACATGGAGGTCTCTCATCCATGTATGGAATTTGGGATCTAATTGTGTCTGTGCTCTTTCAGCCTCAATTTCTTGAAGCCTCTCTAATGTAATGTGCTCTAAGGTCATATGCTTGTTTTTAATATTAAGAATCATCGTCCATATCTGTATCATCATCATCTTCATTATTGTATATTTCTCCTTCTCCTTTACATACAGGACATGCCACATCTGGTGTAGCACCATATCCTGATCCATTACAATGGTGACATAACCAAGGACCCTCATCATCATCATCATCATCATCCTCATAATAATCATACATTCCCACTAGAGTCATGGTCACCTTATTTGCATACATAACAGGATTGATTTCTTCCTCATTATCATAGTCATGTTCGTCTATCTCCACATCTACAAACCCATCCCATTCACTGAGAATGAAGTTGATATCAGCAAGTTCTATGTCTCTGAGCTCATCAACATGGTCTCCCTCATCCCACCAACCTATTTCATGTGGTTCTGCTAACACCTGCTCATCATAGATTAAATAGGGCTCAACAGGTGCACCATATATGGTGATAAATTCTTCGAGGGGTTGTGAGGGAGTTTTGTCAAGCGCCCATATTTCTGTGTATTCTTTTCTAGTGCCAGGATTGAGTTTAGTGATAAACCACATACCAATTTCAAGTTGCTTAGGCATATAGCTCTTAAGCACAAGTTCAGCTATATGATGCATTATTTCTTGTTTTGAAGGTGTTTCTTAATGTCTGCCTCCTTGAATGTGCGCTTCAAAGGACTAGCTGCACCCATTGGGTCTTGTGTATTATCTACACGAACACAACTGTATATGCCTTGTCCTAAATCAGCCACCACCTTCCAAGTCTGATATAAACTACCACCAGATGTGCCAGCTTCATACCTTTCAATGTGTTTTCTAAAGATTGTTCCCACCATAAATAATTGATTTACAATTTGTTATTTAAATATTCTTGTTCATTAACGTAGTTCTCTGCATCATTTATATGATTGCATTGAGCATCTGTATAGCCAGCATTATAATCTCTTATACGTTGCTCTTTCTCCATTGCTTTAGCTTGTTGTACTGCATTATATGTTGTTGCATCGTAAGTAACCATTGCTTTTGGTATTAGTTGTTCAACTAACCATTCTACTGCTGTTTGTTGTGCCATGTCTTTAAATTTTATGTCACGCATAGCGTAACGTTTAATACTAGCAAACATGCTTTAGTTTGTTAAGGTGATTGAACCATTAAAATCTTCAAAGTTATCCATATTCCAGTCTGTCACATCCTCAATATCCATTGTTCTAACATAATCTGGACAGTTTAAAGGAATAGCAAGAGTGTCTGCTATGAATAAATAAACATATCCATCATCCTTACTTATCATAAGTCTGGGATACTTGCTTGTTGACTTTTTAGTCACGAACGTGTTAATTGCCATAAATAATTGATTTAAAATGTGTTGTGTTAATAATCTGCATGAATTTTACCAAAAACTTCATGCACTACTTCCGAGTTTGGACGTGTTTTACTTCCTAATATGTCAACCATAAGTGTCATAATATGTAAAATAATCACAAATAAGTGAGTTAAAGTGTGATGTGAATACACTTTTACGTACATAAAAGTGTGTACATGTTACGATTTTATGGACTTAACATGAATAACACCATCCTCAATAGTGATGTATTCACCACTGGTGCCCAGTGCATCTATCATAAAATACCTATTACCAAAGGCCTTCTCATAGCCTATTAGGTCAATCTTGGTCACTTGTGTATGCCCCACCACCTGTTTAAAGGTGTTTTTGAGCTCTGTATCCTTGTTAGCTCTCATTAACGACCTTATCCTTATCCAAATAGGTGATTGCTCTTCATTGTCCCCTGTATGGTCCATATAGCTCATTTTCTTCATATTGACAGCCATACCAAAGCTAAATGTATTAGGCTTATGCTTAAACAGCTCATTGAGCTGGTCCACTATTGTGTCCACAGTCCATCCTCCTAAGCCAAACACACCATCCATAAACTTAACACTCACACCAGCATGTGTAAATAGGAAGTCATCAAAAGCATATGCTATTTGTAGATGCTCTCTATTAGCATCTAGAACAGGACCTATTTGAAAGCTGCCCATGTGTTGGTAGCCTGATGTACCTGTATCACTTATTTCAGGGAAATAATGGTGATCGTGGTTGCCTATTAAACATATCACCTCTATACCTGCATCCTTTTTATACTGAATGATGTCCAGGAAGTTGTTTAGCTGCTCTTCCAGCTTAATATCAAACGAATCAAAATAATCTCCTATAAATATCACCCTGTCAGGCTGCTCTATGTGTGTAATGAGCTTCCAAAATGATGTTCCGTGTGTATCACCTAGCACTAATGTCTTCATAATCAATGTTTTAACCTACATAGCGTTGGTATTCAAGCCATATATTATTCTAGCCTTTCTTTTCTTCTTTAGTTTGACTTTAAGCTGTTTAGCCTTGGTTTGCT